TTAAGTGTTAGCTCCAGACGTGCGCCAGCCTCAGCTGGACTATTCGCTATTTCAGCAGCGGCATTTTTGTACTTATTGTTTATAAAATTAGCAAAATCAGTAACAAACTCTTCCGCGCTAACAGCTCCGGCTTTCAAGGCTTCGTCAAGCTGCTGGGTTGTCCGACCAGTTGCCTGAGCAAACAAAGAAAAAGCACCAGGCAATCTCTCACCGATTTGCCCTCGAAGCTCTTCGGCACTGACTTTTCCTTTCGACAGCACCTGCGTTGCTGCTAAAAGCACTCCATTTAGATCTTCAGTTGATCCACCTGTTGCTTTTGTCGCTGCCGCAAGGCCCCTGTAAAGAACTTCAAGCTCTTTCACTGTGTTCCCGTTTGCAGTACCAGCGGCAGCTAGTCGGGTGAAAGTGCGAGTTGTGTCCTTAATGCTGAAATTGAAATCTGTGCTTGCTTCTTCTATCGCGTTGAGCGAAAACTGATAATCAAGGCCAACTACGTTTTGCAATGCAATGCGTAATTTAGACACCTCTGCCTTGTACTCTGCTGTGCTCGTCGCTAGCTTCCTGAGCTGGCTGACCTGGGCTCCTATAGCGCCGCCAACCACAGCGCCAGGGAGTCCACCAAAAGCCGCGCCAGTTAAGGAGCCAATCGCACCTTCAGGCCCACCAAACACCCCAGCGCCTGCAACCGTGCCTGCAATTTGTGCGCCAGCTCTAAGTCTCCTGCCACGACCTCCGCCCTTGCCCTCCGCCTTGGCAAGCTTCTTGTCCAATTTGGCAAGCTCAACCCCCGCCTCCTTGAACTCTTTGCTCATAAGGTCTGCAGAGTCCCTTACAGCTAGGAATGCTTCTTTTTGCGTGCGAAGAGATTTTATTGAATTTGCGGCAAACCTGCCAACAGTCCCTTGAGACTGTTTTAGCGCCCTATCTATCTTTTCAATTTCATCCCTGGCTTCTTTGAACTCCTTACTGTTCAAGTCAACAGAACGCCTAAGCTGTTCAAACGCATCTCTTTGGGCGTTTAAGTTATTAATTGATTTGACAGATGATGCTTGAAGCTGTTTTAACTTTTGGAGTAATTCTGAAAAGTTGTTCTCAGCGCCGTCTACCTCAGCCGAAATCCTCTTCATCGAAGACTTGAGCTTCTCAAGTCCCTGAAGGCCATCAATCTGAGCCTTAATCTTTAAAACGGTCTCGTTATTTGCCATTACTTATCCGACTTGTTTAATTCTGAGAGGGCTGCGGCTTCCATCACCTGAAGTTCCTCCAGCATCTCACGGGGATTCTCTACATCATAAAGGGACATCAGTCCTGACGCACCAAGCAAAACCTCATACTTCAAGCCAACGTAACCTCCCATCGCGACAGTCCACTGCGTCTGCATTCGCAAGAACATCAATACTGTTTCCCAGTTTTCTTCCCATACTTCAAAGTGCTCTTCTTCGGGCACGGCCTGACGCTGCGGCTTTAATCCAAATGCCGCTGCATCATCACCACTTTTATCTTCTACCTTTTTCCCGCCTTTCGCCCAATACTCGACGGCGCCTTTTAGTTTCCCAGCTTGGCCCCCTCGAATGTCTCGGTGTAAGCCTGCAACACGCCGCGAATCCAATAAGCGTCATCGGCAAATTCTTTCATCGTTGCCTGACCGAACGGAACGGGCTTACCTTCTTCGTCCTCGATCCCCTCCCATCCAATCAATACCGACTTAAGCAAATCAAAATCGCCTTTGTCAGCAAGCTTCTGAAATTCAGATCTCGCTACTCGCTTAAACACCGCATCGAAAGTCGAAGTCTCAAACACGCCACCATCAGCAGGCTCTTCGACTTTTACAGGCCACTTAAAAGTTTTGACCTTTTTGCGAACGAAAGCCATTGAGCAGATTTAACTGCAATTAGCTTACAGCAATAAAAAAGGCCGTGCTCTCCAACACGGCCTCAGGAGCCCATCTCGTCAGATCAAGTGTACACCAAGCTGAACTCATCGTTTCCAGCAGTAGAGGGGATCGCGGTGTATGGGATGTTTAGCATCGCAATACCGTCTTGATCGCCATAACTCACGTCCCCGATGTCGATCTGGGTGCTAGCAAAATCAACGATGTTCCCAGCCGTGGTGCCATGCTGGAACGTCAAGTTACCCAGCGTGCCATCAGTCAAAGCAGCGGTAAAATAATCCTTCGTGGCAATCGAAATCATCTCGATGGTCACACTACCGCTTGCGTTGCGATCAGTGATGATCACTTCCTTGTCACAGCCAATCAACTCGCGGTAAACAACAGAATTTCCGATGTCCATGCTGACTGACTGCAAGCAGCCAGAGTAAGAAAGCAAGGAGAAGGTGTCTGTGTTGCCGTTCTTGAAGATCAGCGGTGTTGCTTGATTCGCGTAAGTAACGCTAGGCAATGCTGAATCATCAGGAGCGTTATAAATACCAGTAAACGTAAAGTCAATCGTAGGGATTTCGCCAACGTTTGCATTTAAGGTAAACGTGCCTCTTGCTCCAGTCACCTTGTGACGAACGCCATCAATGTTGTAGTGAATGGTGACTGAACTAAAAGCTGCGCTTACTGGTGCGTAAGTGACACTAACTCCAGCAGCAACAGTTTCGCTGAGGCCACAAGCCTTAAGAGCCCTGCCGTACTGAGGAGCGGTGCCAGCAGTGCCGGACCCGGCAAGCTCAACGCTGAATGTACATTCAACGCGAGTGTTGGCTAACAGCTGCTCAGAAGCGCCCAAATAAGGACGAATCAGATCGCGATTAACAACATCACTCTGCTGTGGGGTAATGTTCAGATCCCTCACCAAAACCGCGTCGGTTCCGGTTGGGGTTGGATCTACTCCGTAGGTCGATTCTGTTTCGATCAGAATCAGTCGTTTCCTGAGAAGAAGTGGTGCCATTTTTTTGTGGGGGGTCGGCGGGAAGTGTTCGCTGAATCAGAGTGCGTTTTCCGGTTTCTGGATCGAGAAGATACGACCCACCTTGACCGCTGTACTCGTCTTTCATCGTAATCCTTGCAACTGCTTAAACCTTAGTAGGAAGTAAGGTCTGCTACTTGCGTTCTATAAAGCACTTCGTAGTCACAAGAAAATACACCTGCAGGCTGATCAGCATCAAAGAAATCAAAATTAGTAATTACAGGCTGAATATCAATCGCCAATCCACCCAGAGTCAAATCCGCCATCAACAGTGAGTGCATTGATTCAATTACAGGATCAGCGTCCGTATATGGATTGGATGATCTAACGGTAACGATCACCCTGACCCGCATTGTCCAGTCAAGCTTTGGAAGGCTTGTGTTCTGTTGGCAGGTGTCAGTCGTTGGCTCAACGATAACGGCAGGCGATTCGGCCCTGGCCAATGCTGTAACTCTTGACCGATACACCCTCCCACTAACGCCAGCGGTGCTGGCCAGTGTTGTGGCAATTTGAGCCAGGATTTGCTCGCGTCTAGTAGTCATCAATCACACATCACGGAACCATGATAAGACTCGCCCGCTCCAATAGAAGAAGCTGTCGCCCTGACATATAGGACAGGCTTGTTCGAGTAAGTATGGTGATCTATCCCGCTACCGGTATGTGAATGCGTCTCAAGGATGAACCAATCAGTACCGTTCAGAGATCCCTCATGAACTGTCGTAATATTAGATCCAACGATCTTGTCGACAAACGTAAAATTAGTTCCGAAAAGCCTTACTGCAGGGGTCGATCCGTCACTCACTAGTGGATCCCAAAAATGAATATTTTTTGAATTTTGAGCAAACTGGCCAATTTCTGCGGTCATGGATTTTTCATCAGCATTAACTCGACGAATTTCCCATCGTCGATGAGGTTCGCGCTTCTAACAGTGTAGTTGACTCCATCAACTGACACTGCATCGCTATGCAGCAAGCTCCCAAACTTTGATGACTCACACGTCAACTTATAGTCAGTCGTCAGCACCACTCCGTCAGCAATAATTTCGCTTGGCATGTCCAAGATCCCCAGCCCTGAAGTCGAGCCAGACGTAACAGAAACAGCGAAATCAGCACTGCTTAAAAAAACGCTTAGGTCTTCCGTGAATGCCATAAGAAAAAGCGCCTAGTTGACTCTAGGCGCATGTCGTTGTTAAGCGTACTTCAGAGCACCGAAAGCATTGACGCTATAGGTGTGAGTTGAAGTAGATACTGTTGAAACAGCTTTGATGTAACGCTTGGCGCTTCCTTTATCAAAAACCAACGTCTGCTTGCTTGCGCTTGTGCTTACTTGCGTAAACGCAGCGTCAGTCACGTCAGAATAGGTTCCACCAGAGGTGTCAGCTGACTGAATTTTGACATCCAAAGTTGAAGTTCCGCCATTCTCGACATCGAGAATTACGCAAATGTCACCTTCATAGTCATTCAAGTCAACAGCAGTGCCGTCAAGAGCAGAAGTGCGTGAAGCTGTGGGAGCTAACGCAAAATGTGAGAGCTTTTCAAGTCCGACAGATAAAATGGTCATTAGTCCTCTCCAGAAGAAGGTTTTACACGTCCGCGTCGTGTAGATACTGCTTTCGGCGCGGTCGTAGTGGCAGGTTTAGGAGGACAAGCTGGTGCAGGCTCAGGGTCTGAAGCCACCTTGGCCTTATCACTGCCAATCAGCAGTGTTGCAATGCCGTTTTCGACTTCAACAAAGGAGCCTGCTTTCACAGACTCCCCGTTGATCATCACATTGCGGATGATCTCAACTCTCATGAGTATCAGGTAGCGAAACAGAATGCACCAGGCTGCTTGACAGCAAAGTCAACATCCTGAAGAGCGATCACGCGGACGGTGCCAGCAGTAGCGCCAGCATAAGGATCAACAGTCAGATCCAAGCCAGACCACATGCCCATGATGAACATGGAGAAGTCGCCGAACAATGCGTCGTTGGCTGCAAGCTGGTTGGAAACGATCACGGGATAGCCGTTGATCTCGTTATCAGCGAAGACGAACTCGCCGCTTCCAGTGTCCTTCTTGGTTCCTTTCAGGCCGCCGCGAGTGGTGGCGTTAACGATGTAACGAAGAGCGCCAGCGTCAGCGTTAGCTGCAGCAACGTCGGTCTCCATTGCGATGAACTCGGTAAAGGTGCCGGTGCCCGTAAGGGTCTCGGAGCCAATGCCGCTCACGTTGGTCAAGCCTTGAGGCTGGTTGGAAGAGCCGGTGCCGTAGATAGCAGCGCGGTCAATTTCCAGTGCGATCACGCGGGCAAGGTCGTTGCGAACCATGCCTTCAACGTCGATGCTGCTTTGAAGCAACAGGCGACGGCTGTAATCAACGAATGCACCCACGGTCTTGGGTGTCATGTTGACCTGATCAATTGCCTGCTGGGACTCGGTAGGAGCAGAATTTTCACCAACCCAGTACGCCGTCGCACTGGACGTCAAGCGTGGAACTGACACATTGCCCTGAAGGCCGGTCAGCATCGTTGCGCCAGCCTGAGCGATTGCCAAGCGGTTGCGAAGCAGATCGATAAACGATCCAGCCAGAAGCACGTCGTCAACCAAGTCACCACCAGCTGTAGGTGTGCCTACAACCAAATCGCGACGAAGGACTTCGTTAGGAATGACGATGCCGTTTGAAGAACGCTCGTACTGCTTAGCAGCAGCCTCGCCAACTTCAATTTCAAATGCTGCATCGCGACGAGCCTGAGCATCACCCTGGTTAGAGAGATAGTTCAGAGCTTTGACGAAGCTGAAGCTACGGGTCTCCTTATCGGAGAGGCCGATGTCATTGGCGGTGATGCTGTGTTCCACTGGTTGAGTTCCGATTTTTTCGAGGACAGCAGCGCGAGCCTCATCGACAGACTGGCCGCCGGAGATCAGTTCGCGTGCAAGGTCGGAGAGGTTATGACGCTCGCCGAGTTTGTTGATGGATGCAATCCGGTTACGTTCGGCCTCTACGGCCTCGGACCGGATCACCTCCACATCAGTAGTGGTGCTTTCCATGACTTCAGTCACTGTGTTTACGGGAGATGCGGTCGAAGCCGCAGTTTCAATATCAGAGTCAACGTCCTCTAAAGAACGATCAACTCCAACGTTTACGTCAGAATCGTCGATCTCAAGAGAACGTCCAACTCCAACAGTGGGGTCAGCTGGGATAACAGCTAACGAAACCTCGTAAGGCGACCAATTGGTAGCTACGAGGCCGTCTTCACGCTCCTCCATTTTATCAATGGAGTAGCCGAAGGAAACGCCGCGAAGGATTCCATCGCGAACGTCTTGGAGCACTTCTTGCGCAAATTTATTGCGCGAAAAGCGCACCTTGGCGTAACCGCGTTTCTTCTCACCATCAACCCAAGCACGTTCGACAACGCCGATCATGCGATCTGGATCATGGTTGTAAAGAAGCGGTGCGCCATCGTTGAGCCGCGAAAGATTCGCAGACTCCATGCCGTGGCTCAGGATTTCGTTTCCAAAGTAACGAGCCACGGGATATTCAGACGAGAATGGAAATTCCATGCTCCTTTCGTCAACCATGTTGAAACTCGTCGCTTCAACACGCTTGAACTTTGTACCTTCAAGATCGCGAGACAATTCTTGTTTAGAACTCTCTTCTGCGACAACATCTGGCACCTCCGTAGTAAGTTCCATTGCGCGTAAGGCTGCGATCTTTTTCAGTGTACTGAATCTATGTCCTGCATAAACATCAGTTTCACGCCAACCTTCATCCCCTTCGCGATAAATTTGAATTAACGCTGCAGGATTATCCTCCTCACCGTTAATCACAACTTCCGCCCCAGGTACATCAAGCTGGCCATCGCGAATAATCTTCGTGATCTTGCCCTGCGCGTTCCCGCCAGGAGTGTTCCAGCGCACGAAATCACCAACTTTTAATTCGTCGGGTTCGGCTCTGGTTTCTTCGTCAATTGAGCGATCCATGGATTCAACAGTGCGATCAGAAAAAGCCTTGCCAGCGTCACCGCCCCAGGCAGCCCAGGCAACACGGCCTGGAGAAGGATAACCCTCCTCACCAGGGCTAAAACCCTCAGCCTTTTTATCTACTTCGTGACGAGCGAACCAAGCACTCATCTCGACGATTGTGTCGTCACTGAGTTCGTTGCCGCTAAGAATCTGACTCGCACGACGAGCAGCAACTTCAGTGCCACCGTCGCGACCATCTTCTTTCCAATCTCTATAACGCTGCGCTTCTTCGCGCATACCTTCAGTTGGCATAGCAGGCATCACTCAACCTCCTCTGGGAGTTCATCAATAATGTCACGATCCAGTTCAACATTAAGCTCTTCAGCTGCTTGCTGTTCCCTAGAGAACTCCGTGAGGTTGTCAAAGAAGTCTCCACCAAGCTTCGCGACGATTTGGGCCTTGGTCATGTAACCAGCCTGCTCCATTTGTCGATAAGCCTTTGCTTCCTTGAGTGGATCAACCCAATCCCATCCGCGAGCCATCCATCTTGGAGTGTCATAACGCTCAGGACGAGCGTCGTAGTCATCAAAAGGCAGTTCGCCAGCCAATACAGCAAGATCAAGCCATTCGCGGAACACACGATTGTGGAAATTTTCGATCAAGTAAGACTGAATAACCTTCCAATGCTCACGATCTTCCAGCAAGCTCAACCGGCTGCTGCTGTAATTGGTTTCACTAAAATCCCGACTCAGCGTCTCGTAAGAACAGCCAAAACCTGACGCAAAGCGGCGAACCTTATTCTTTACGAACATCTCGTACTGCTGATCAGGTGAACTGATGTTCGGCACGCTTACGTTCTGACCAGGCTCCAGGTACTTCCACATCCCAGGCTCAAATTCACTGATCCTCCGATCGCCTTCAACGTCATCACCATCAAGTTCGCCCTCTGGGCTTGTGACGAATCCCATCACAGAAGCACCAGCGCGAGCACGGATCACAGCGGCTTCCTCATAGCCCTGCAGTTGATGCGCATCAGCCATCACTGAATGGAACCAAGGCACGCCGCGATGCTGTTGCGGACGCTCTGGAATAAACAGATGGATTACATCCGCCGCAGGCAGGAAGACATGCTTATCGCCTTTTTGAGGTGCATTTTGGAACCAATAATCTCCAGGATGACGAGTTAAGAACGCATAACGGACAGGACGACCCCATTCATTGATCTCAACGCCCATCCTCCACTCATTGAGCTTCGCAAGCGTTGGGCCTTGGTATTCCTCGTCGAGAACATCAGACTCAATCATCTCAAGCGCCAATGGGACGCGGCTACCACCAAACGGACGGCGAATAATACGGAATAACGCCTCACCTGACTCAGGTAAAGCTCCTGTGGCTAGCCATTCCATCATGTGGAAGCTATGCCGACCCGCTACGTCGCAATGCTGCGCACGGGTCCATAAATGCCACTTCTCTTCAATGAGGCGATTAATCGCTTCACTGGGTTTCCGGCCACGAACCTGCTGAACCTGGGACTGAAGCTTGATACCACTGCCAACGACATTGACCTGAGTGGTGCGTTTTGCCTGCTTTGCATACGGATTATTCCGCACCATCTCACGCGAACGGTCGCGCAGCTTGCTCAGGCTGTTCCGAATCTCGGCATCAGCACTGGCCCTAGTGCTCATCCAGTCGCTAGTAAGGCGAGAGACAATCGCACCCGCATAACTACGACGACGGCGAGGCTGTTCGCGTGGTACTCGCTGGAGCCCGAGCGTTCTTAGAAATCGTGTACGAAGTCCCATCAGCTTCTGTTAAACCGAACGTAGAGATTATGCGGATCGCCAAGGCCAGAGGCGATAAGTTTGGCTTTATTCTCCTTCGCCACAATAGACTTCAATCTTGATTCCAGTTCGAGCAGTTCTGAAAGATCGTATCGCTTTAAATTACGACTTCCGATTTTGTACTCAGCGACAGCACCGCCAGAGACGATGGACCTGATTGCTGCTTTTACCGCATCAAGGTCTTTCTGCGCCTGTGTTCTACCATCAAACGCTCCGGGTGTACCCGTATAGGCCAATGAAGGGCGAACCTCGACCTGCCCTCTGCTGTACTCCTGAACAGTGTTATCGCTTGCTTTAGTTAAGACTGCCTGAAAAAACCAGCCGGGGTTGGCGATCATTGAGCCACTAACAGCAGAAGAAAGGGTTGTCTTCCAACCGCTGTTGTAAGCAACTGCTGTCGCTGTGACGCCCTCCGATTCAGCGTTTAGGCGAAAATAGTAAACCAGAGAGTGAGTGGAGCTGGTTACAGCATCGCCAAACACGTCAACAGTCTCGGCGTCAACCCATACCGCATCCACGCCGCTTGTTATGGATGGAGGGATCGCCATCTACAAAAGGTCACTTGATATTCAGCAGTCTAACTCTTACCACTGATTAACGAAACTTTTCTGGGTCCGCGATGCGGAAGCTGTACGTTTTGACTCTTTTCGTTCTTCAGGTGATCTTTCCATCTGATCCCATAGCGTCCTTCGATCTTTAATCTGATACACCCGATTTAATGCCGCGTAAGCGTAAACAAGCTCGTCCAACGCTTCATTTCTTGCACTGCTCTTCTTGACCCAAATCCGCTCAGGGAAACCATTCCTGAATCTGAGCACCTGCTTTTCTGCGGTCAATTCCTCGAAATAATCTTTATCGACTGTTGGATAAAAATGCAAATATC